GTCCCCCCGGCTGTGCGGAAAGCGAAATCAAACCAGTTGTTGCTAGATTGTCCAAACGGTACGCCCACGGGGCCGGGTATGCGTGACTGGCCTGTTTGTAGATACGGTGCCGATGGTCTGCTACCTGCCTGTGGGCCAAACACAGGACTCTGGAATGGCTTCATGCGTGTCTGTGCAGCCATCCTGTTCAGCATATTGTTCTGGGGTTGGTTCAGGAATCCACCCTGTGATAGTTTCGCGGGGTTGCGTTGACGTATGCTCTGTGCCGTCACGTTCGGGGACATAGGTGTGAGTTTACGTATGACCTGATCTATGACACTCCCCGCGCCCCCGATTTCTCCTGCCATAGCATCCTCCTAGAATTTAGGTTGGTGTCGTGCCCCGTATGCTTGGGTTCTCTGCTGTGTGTATTGCTGCTTATACTTCTCCACGTCCGACAGGGACATGTTCATGCCCTGCTGGGTGGGTAGCTGTGGGTTCTGAATGTTCTGGAAACGCTGCATAACCATCTCCATAATGTCGGACATGCTCTGCGGTGGTTTGGTGGGCTTCTGCTGTGTGTTGGCTGGCCCTCCGAACATCTGGTTGGAAACACCACCACTGGTAGTCGGTGGATTGAAGGTGGGCCAGTTGGGTTGCTGGCCCCTTCCAATAAATCCTGCACCACCACCACGTTGAGGTAGTCCGCTCTGTAGCAGTGCGTCAAGGAATGATGCCATGGGCTACTCCTTAGAATCCGGGTACGTTGAAGTAGCTCAGAACGTCAGGAATGTTCTGCTTGATGTAGTCCATGAACACATCAGAGCTAGACACACCCTCGTTCCCTACGGTGTTCAGCAGACCCGATCCGTAGAAGTCAGTCATCAGGTTGTTGAATATACCGGTGAGTGATTGAATGGTGTCGGGTGATACGTTACCGAACCCCATCGAACCCACCAAGCTGATGAAGATGTCTCTGATCTGCTGTGGTGAGAGTTGATCGACGCGGCCCTGTGTGATCGTGTTGGAACCACCACCCGACACCAAGGTGTTGAGTATGTTTCCTAGGTTTCCATAACCACCAACACCAGTGCCACCACCAGAGTTGCTACCAGCACCGGCCCAACTGTTCAGGGTACCAAGCCAGTTCTGCATTCCAGCATCTGGGCCTTGTCCTAGCAGGCTGGCCCACTTCAAGCCCTCTGCGAGTTCGGTGAGCTTGTTGTAGAATTGGTTGTTGGTGTTTGTAGACCAGCCGAGTTGATCGAACACATGGGTCATTCCAGATGCGGGAATCTCCCACCAACCACCCAACTGCCCTGCGTCGTTGACGGCACCAGCATCGGGTGGTGCGCCCACCACGGGATCACCGGAGTTCATTGCTCCCGGTGCAGAGTTGACGATGTAGTTGTATGCCGAGAAGTCAGGTGAGCCACCGAGGCCACCAACTGGATCGGCCACATTAGCACTGGCCTCATTCGTGAAGCCGATATTCGGAACGTATGCCATAATTATCCTCCATTAGCCGGTGAAGTTGATGACCCTAGTTGGTCGCTGGAAATAGGAAGCGTTCTCTCGACGCGCCCGAGGGTCAAGCCGAGCGAAATCGCGGTTGAAGTTATAGTTACTTAGGTAATCAAGAAATCGTGTTGATGTGGGAGGTGTTGACATACCATTACTGTAACTCTCTGCCGTCTGTGCCTTCCATTGGTTCATGAGGTTAGGGCCAAAACGACGAAAGAGTTCTGCATTACTGTTGGTTGGGTGCATCTTGTCAATGAGATACTGGATTGACATGTTGGTATCATCATTGAAGAACCCATGCGAGAAGTTGCCCAACTGTGATACTGCATCACTGAATGGGGTCATGTTCATGCCGGTGAATGGTTGTGGATTATACGCATAACTAGCCATTTGGGTGATCCTTCATGTACTCACTCATGCCGTAGTATCGATCCCATGCTTCCGGTGATACGTCTACCTGCGGCCCGTGGTCAGCCAATGTCGTCTGTGCCCAGCTAAGATAGTCATTGACTATCTCAGGCCCAAGTCCAAACGGCCCCGGCTGTCCGTATGCCCAACGTCCCACACCCCACGTAGCGGCATCCATGGTCTGCGCTGGTTTATCAAGGAACTCCACGGCACCTGTGCCATAGGTCTTACCAGTTATTGGATCAATTGGTCGTTCGGTCGGTGCTGGTTGTGCCACGTTGGTCGTGGTGCTGGTTGTAGCCGGAGCGGTGGTGGTCGTGGTCGCGGGTGTGGACGCGGTGACTGGTGGGTTTCTGAGTAGATCGAGGGCGATGTCGTTCAGGAACTCGTAGTAGCTGTGTGCGCTCCGCTCCTGTCCGCGTGCGCGTAGCTTTTCAGCCCACGCAATCGACTCCATGTCGGCACGCTCTAGCATTGCAACGCGCATCTCCGGTGTGATCGGCATACCCATCTGCTGTTCCATGGTGTCGAGGACAATCTTGGTGGTCTCCGCAAGAATCTTATCACGATCCTTCGACGCAAACGGCTTGACGAACTGCTCTGGTGTGAGCTTCGACACCACCCTGTCATCGTATGGTGTGATGCGGTTCAGTCCCGAGTTGCCACGGTTACCTCCCCCGAACATTTCGAGGGCCGAGCCGAGGGCGTTGCCGATGGTTGCGTTGTTCTGTTGCTGTGGCCCCCAGATCAGGTTCCATGCAGCACCGGGTAGGCCCGATGCAATGTTGCTGTTCGAGTTACCCGGCATCAGTTCACCGGCCCGTGAAGCGAACTTCAAAAGGTCGATGTAGTTACCAATAGGATTGATGTTGCTGGGCGGCTTGTAGCTGAGTATGTCTTGGATCGTTCCAGAGTTGATCGGGAACCCAGATGCACTGCGCCCCTCCTGTTGAAATGTCGCGGATGGCCCCTGCCGTGTTGCGCTGGGGCCACTGAGACCACCCAAGAGGTCGATGGGTGCCGTGATAGCGCCCTTCGCTTGGTCAAGTACCTTGTCCAAAAATCCCATTTATATTCCTATCGGTAGGCCACTGATTCCTACTCCACCCGGCAATGCACCGGCTCCACCTACCCCTGCTGGGCGACCACCCATACCACCAATCGCGGCACCAATGGACTGCATCAGTGGGTTCGCGGCTGGGTTCATGAGTGGTGCCTGCGCTCCGGGTGAGAGTCCCGGTGGGGCTGGGCCACCACCCGGCCCCTGTGGGCCTTGCTGTGGTGGTGGTGCCCCCGGTACTGCCCCCATCTGAGGCTGTGGCCCCATCAGTTCTGCCATCTTTAGTGTCAGGTAGAACTGGAAGAGTTCGGGATCGGTCTCGTAGAGTGCGAGAGGTACAAGTCCCTTCTTGATGACATCCTCGTCTTGGTTGACCAATTCGCGCAGAATCTTCTGCTCTTCAAGCTCAGGATTGTCTATCATCAAGTAGTCTGTTCGGGCTGTATCCCCCGAGATTAGCTGCTCCTTCTTCAACATCGTAGCGATCTGTGCCATGGTTGCACGATCCTTCGGTGAGATGTCGCGGTACTTGACTTCGTTCTCAATACCAACAGCCTTGACCTCATCGGGTGAGAGTGTCACACCCGACTGTGCCTGACCGCTGGTGTTGCGAGTCCAGAACCCAATCTCACCATCCACAAAGTCTTGGATGAGCCGTAGTTCATATTCGTTGGTCTGTTCGATCATCTCTTCCATGGCTTCGACAATCGCATAGAGTTGATCGCGTGCCGCATCGGTCATCATTGACATACCGAATCCGGTCTCGATGCCACTGGTCTGACCCCAGAGGATGCTTGGGAGCGTCCCCTTCTGCACATCGTCAATCAAGCTGTCGATCAGCGGTGCATAGTCGTTCGGAGTGGGCGATGTGTTGATTGTCTCCATACGTTCGCGGTCATAGAAGAGGTAGTTGGTGGTGCCCGGTGTCAGATCAATCGGTTCCGGCACCTCTGTCGCAGCCGGATCATAGTAGTACACACGGGCTGGGTTGGCAGCGTTGGCTACCTGTGTTGCTAGTTGCGAAAGCAGTTTGTTGAGCGAACGGTAGCTGGACTTGATTCCGTGGAACATCGACACACCGACCTCTTGTGTCCAGTTGGTCTGGTCGGTTGGTGTGGCTCGAATAGGTGCCCCGTTGCCTGTGGCAATGATCCAAGGAACAAAGCCATACTCGTGTGCGGTCGGTTTCTTAATCGATGCACCGTCAACTTGCAGTGCGTGGAACCATTCGTCATAGTATTCTGTAACTTCGATTGCATCTTCTGGGTTCTCATCCTTGAACTTCTTTGCTGCATCTTCCCACTCATCATTGAGTTCACCATAGGTTGTCCAATAGCGGTGGATAACATACACCAAACCATTGTCCCCGAACATCGGGTACACCTGTCTTGGATCGAATAGCTTGACGCGAATCGGTAGGTCGGTTGCGGGATCAGCCTCTGGGTCATACCAGATGCGTGCTGAGGCCCAGCCCCTGAGACACAGAAAATGAGCCATGGAGTGCCACATCGATCCTTGAATCTGTGAGCGTCTCCATCGCTTGTTCCAGCGTACCCACGACCAGCGCAAGAAGTTCTCGATCTTCTGTGCCTGCTCCTTTTCGGTCTGCTTGGCAGGGATGACTGAGATAACCGGTGTCTGTGCTGCCAGCATATGTGCAGCCTTCTCGACCACGACATATGGTGTGTTTTTCTGCACCACCTCACCGCTACCTTGGTTCTCCTGTGTCAGACGATAGAGTTGCAAGTCCTCGTCCATGCGACGATCACGCGGTGCCCAATGCTCGACAGCACGGTTGGCAATGTCGTTGATTTCCTCGTCACTGGGTTTCTTCTTGCCCTTCCTCATCTTGGGCTTGGTGTCGGTCGGTGCGTTGGAGGTGTCACCCGGTGGGCTTGCCTCTGATTGGATATACTGCATCATGGCCGACATTGGGTCAATCATGCCAGTCGCTGCCATTGGGTTCGGCATCCCCGGAGGAGTGCCTATACCCTGCGGCTGCGGCCCCATGCTTGTTGGGGGGCCACCCAATCCGGGCATGATACCCGGTGGTCGTGGGCCACCCGCTGGGCCACCAGCCTGTCCGAGCAGTGCTGCGAGTGGGTTCGGTGGGCCACCAATACCCAAAGCTGCCATTAGCTCAGGAGGTAGCTGTGGCTGACCAATTGACATAGATATTCCTCCTAGGTGCGGTCATAGGCCATGAGCGATCTGCTTGCCTGTGGGCGCTGTACGCTGATTACTGGTGGTTCGTTGCAGAAAAAGAACTCGAACGCTGATCGGTAAGCCTCTGTCCAATCATGGATGGGCTTGTTGATTTCAGCGGTGGATTGGGAGCCTAGTCCCTTGCGTTGTGGAAATCGTGCCGCAGCAACTGCTTCATAAGCCGGTGCCGCAGCAGGCCAATTGATACCCTCGATCCGTTTGAGTCCAAGATCGGTGCGTCTCTTACGCTCTCCGTAATCTTGTGCCAGTTTCTTGTTGCTGATGATGACGATGCCGTATTTCTGCAATTTCGTGAACGCGGATGTTCCATCGCTAAGGGCACGTTTATGTACATCGGGGTCTCCGTAGTGCATACACCGTGGTAGATAGGCATGTTCACCAATCTGTTCTAATTCGGTTGCGGTATACTCATAGGATTGTGCAATTTCTGGTGGCATATACCCGATTACGAACGGCACATAGAAGTCGATAGGTTTGTTGTTGTTGTGGTAGCAATCCAGCATCCTGAGCTTGCCTGTTGTCAGGTGCCGACACCACCATATGATGGCTGTGTCGTCGGCAATACCAAAGTCCCATGATGCGAACATAGACCAGTCTTTGTCCCATAGAAACTCACCTTTGGGGATGAATGACATGGCTGGATAAACGGTACCTCGACCAGATCGATGATAATCAATGTCGAGTTCTTGGGCAGCGTCCTCGTCGGACATCTGTTCACGCTGCTCCGCGTACCACTCTGGTGTTTTGAGCGGGTGTCGAGACCAATGCAGCGTCAGGATTCTGAATCGTGCGGGGTCTGCGAACCGCTCTGCTGCGAACGCATTACTTTCAGGGGGGCCACCGGGAGTTGAAACCAAGAGCCGAGTGGGGGACGCTTGCGCTGCGGCTCGTAGTGCGGAACCAAGGTCGTCCCAGAAAGCAGCTTCGTCAAAGAATATGACGGTGTAGCGTCCCTGTCTGCTGAACTGGCTGTTGGCTGATTCTCCAATGATGACATTGCCACTCTCCGGGTTGATGAGCTTCAATTTCAGACGATGATGAGCGAGACTGAATCCCTTGGGAAGTATCCACTTTGGCAGCATGTCGATGAAGTATTCGATCTTACCGAAATGGGAGTCCCGAGTCCAGTTGTCTACCAAGTCCTCTTTACGTGAACCAATCAGTGACTGGAATCCATCGGTAAATATCCAACGATGCACCAGCCATGCCAGCGTCACCCATGTCACACCCATGTCGCGGGTCTTTTCGATCATCCCGCTGCGACCATCTCTGATGAGTTCGTTCATGAACTCGATGTGTTCTTCTTGGAAATCGTAGAGGATGAAGGGTATGTCGTGATCCTCGATGTTCTCGCGGGGATCGAACGTATAGCCGAACATGTTGATGAAGAATGCTGCATCATCTTTACACCGCTGGTGGAGTTGTTCTCGCATCTCTGCGGTGTGGTTCTTGAATTTCTTCATGAAATACATGATGATGGCACGTTCTTGGAGTGTGGGTGGGTGGTCGGGGAGAGTGAACACGAACTCCCGTTCTCCCGTAGGAGTGACCGGAGATGCTGTCATAGATAATCCTTAGTTATTGCGTCGGTTTCCAGTTGGGCCGGTGCGTCCTGTTGCTCCGGTGCTGCCGGTAGCCCCGGTCGTACCCGTGGCACCAGTTGAGCCGGTTGGGCCAGTAGCGCCCGTAATCCCTGCGAACGCTGCGGTCTCTGCAACACGCTGTGCTGTGCGTGCATCACGCTCTGCCTGTGCCTCGCGCTCTGCTGCGCGTTCTACACGAGCCTCAGCAGCAGCCTGTGCTGCACGGTCGGCCCTACGCTGTTCTGCCTGCTCTTCGAGTGTCTGTCCTGTAGCCATTGATCCTCCTAGTATTTCTTCTTCTTCTGCCCACCAGCGTTAGTCGTTGCGCTCTTGATGGGTGTGAACGGAAGCGTACCCCCTCCACCACCACCAATACCACCTGTGGTCGGTGGCTTCGGCTTCGGCTTGGCTGGTCGTTTGGTTGTGGCACCCTTCTTGGGAACTGCGTATGGCATTAGTAGCTACCCTTTCCCTTCTTACCTTCACCGGTTGATCCACCCTGAATCTGCTTGCACATCTTTGATTCTCCGGGTGCGGAGAACTTGCGCTGGGTAATCGGCCCAGCCTTTCGCATGGTGCTACCGATGCGCTTGATGGTTGCGTTCTGTTCTGCGTCGTAGAGGTTAGCCACGAGATTCCTCCTGTTGTGATGCTACAAGATACTTGATGAGGTCGGCATCGGATGCTTCGAGGTCGGGTGCTGCTACACCGGTAGCCTCGTTCTTATCCACACCGACACTGTGCCGCGTGTCCTTGACCGCTGCTGCTGCCGTCATACCGACTCTATCGAGCAGTGCGATGGCTGCTGAGATGGCTTCCTTGGGAGGAACACCAGACTTAGCTGCTC